CTTTGGAGAGGTTTTCTTCTGCTCCTGCTGAGCCGTCATCAGATCAACGTTAGGCACAAACTTAAAAAAGTCTGAATGTTCTTCATCTAAACCAGATTTCTGATAGATTTCCTTCAATTGACGTTCTACATCAGTCTTCGTTCCAACCCAGATCGTGAGTGGTTTTTTATTAGCACAAAGCAGGCTTTTATGCTGCCAAATACTCACAAAAAAAGAAAGCTGAGTATTTGCATCGAGTTTTACAATTTTCCCTTTTTGCACCTGTAAACTCGCAATCGACTCGATACCGTTAGGCTGCTGATACCAAATCATTTTATGATTTCCCCATTCCGTATCAACAATCATTGCATCTGCTGCATCCTGTGCAGACAGTGGCAAGTCTTTACCCATTCTGTTGGCTACATCTGCTAAACCTTCAATGTCCTTAGATGTACCACCAGCTACGATAGCTGCCTTGTTGAGTGAGGCCTCGAAGTCTCCAAAGCCTTTTACTGCTTTCACACCCATTGCAGTGGTTGCTGCCCCTGCAATCGTCATCCCTTTGCCGACTTTTTCAAGCGATCCAAAGATATTGGAACCAGCTTTTCCAGCCTTTTGCGTGAGACCTTCGACCGCAGAGCCTGCTTTTTGCATTGTTGCAAAATAACCTGCATCAGTGGCTTTCAGCACGGCTTCTACTTTAAAGGACTTATCAGCCATCTATACCTCCTTCCTTTCGCCTCCTTTGAAGTCTTTTGGCGATCTCAATCAGTTCTTGATTGACTGCAGGGCCTTGCGATCTATTCAAGACTGTTCTGCGTCTCTCTTCTTCGTTGTAAAAGTCTTCGAACTTCTCAAAGATATATCTTCCATCTTTCTTACTCGCTTGTGCTTGTCTAATCTGGAAAGCGAGCAAATAAACTCTCTTTTCTTCATCTAACATCTGCATATCTCTTGCACGCTGTCTGATATTAAATTCTTTCAGCGTCATGCGTTGAGCAGTCACATAGTCTGTGATCCCGAAGAAAGCAAAGATAGTTGCCATCAAGTCTTCATAAGTCTGTTCAGAAGTGAGTTCGACCGTGGTTTTCTTTAAGCTTGTTCCACTGCTTCCACGATCGCCATCGTTGTCTTCTTGGTCAGTTTTGAGGTCTTGAAACATGTTAAAAAATCATCGAAGACAACATCGAGATCATCTTGTTCTTCAAGCCATTTCTCAATATCCTTTTCAGATAGTTTGCTCCGATTCGTGATAGTTGCGGCCTGAATGATATCAACCAAGATCACAGGGTTTCCATCCAAGAGATACACAACCGCAGAACGGACACCAGCTCCAAAGTTCATTCCATTCACGCTAGAGCAGAATTTTTTATCAAGTTCACGGATAAATGCAATACCAAAAGATAGTTCGTGTTCACGTTCGTTAATTGTCAATGTTTTCATTATGATTTTTCCTTTTCTTTGTGTTTTTCGTAAAAATAAAAGAGGGCTTTCGCCCTCGTAGTTATTACTGCTTATAAGATAGCAGTTGTGTCAGTAAATGCATAAAGCACTTCTGCTTCTTGTTCTGCGGTAAGTGTTGCATAACCCGGTACTGGTTTACCATCGATTGCCATTTCAGTTTGCAAAGTGATGAGATCTTCAACGTTTGCAGGCACTTCCCACTTGCTCAATTTACCGATAGCATACAATGCTGGGTATTTTGCACCTTGTTTTTCGCCTTTAAGGTCGATGTCCCATACTTCCAACTCGTAACCTTCGATTACAGAGTTTTTAAGCATGTTATTCAATTCGTCACGAGACGCAACCGCTTCGATTGAGAGTGTAACTTCCAATCCACCAGCAGCCGAAATAGCACCGTCTTTTGTTTTAGTGCTGTCTGTTTTGCGTTCGTATTCCCATTTGTGTTCTGTTTGCAAAGCAAGTTTTGCTGCAGCAGTTTTGTCGCCTTTTTTACGGAACATCAAAATCCGATCTTTACCTTTTTGTGGTTCTAATACCATTTAGTTTTTCCTTTCGTTTAAACAAATTTAAATTCCATGTCAATGACTGCATGAAAAAGTGTTTCTTCTGTGCTGTTGTCTTTAATGATTTGACTATTACTGGAGAGGCCCATCGACCAGCTTCTATTCTCGATGCGATTGATCTTGCTCAATTCGTTTTGAATTTTATAGATCATGTCTGATAATCGTCTGCGATTGTTGATGTCGTCCCAGACATGCACTCTCGTGCTTACTAGACCAATCAATCCAGATTTAGTAGGGTTTGGCATTAAATGCGTATCTCCCATTACGCAGAATGGATATTTTGCAGACATATCAGGTAGAGCTAGATAAATATCATAGCCAAGCGAAGAAATACGCTTGTAAATCTCGTCAAATAATTGTTGATCTGGCTGTTTCATTTACCTGTCATTCCTTTCTCTAAATCTGCTACAAACTCTGGAATAGTTTCTTCCAGTGCTGGCCCCATGTATGGTTGAGCTTCCATTTTGCGTGTTCCAACTTCGACATAACCCGAATAATCTGTACCAGTTTTCACTTTTGCTTCGTCCCGTCCGACAATAAGATGTATAGACTGTCTTGTAGCACCCGTAGAATATCCACGAGTGAAAACAGCGTTTCTTACTGCTCGTCTGTGCAAGCGTGAGCCATGATCCTTTAAGATCTCGTGTGCGTCAAATTTAACTGCTTGCGCAAAAAAGAGGGTTGCCCCTCCATCGTTAATATCGATATCAAACATTAACCCATCACCTCAGCTACATACAAGACCGTAGAGCGTCGTTCTGGATTCTTTCGGCTGATAACCTTATATCGCTTGTCAGCGATAATAACGGACGATACAGGGCCATTTATAACGTGGTTAAAACGCAATACTTTGGCATCTACATCGACTTTATCAAGCAGTTTAACTTTCAATTCCAATCCTAATTCTGAGATAAAGCAAGGCAACACCTTTTTAGTGGGCTCTGCGTTGCTCATTCGTCCTAATTCTGGATCATATTTAGGTTTTTCAGCCTGAAATACGAGTTCAACACGTTCGCTTTCTCTCATAGCATCTTAAATCCTCGATTTTCAAGGATAGATGGGTACTCACGTTTTAAGATTTTGTTAAATCGAGCAAAATCATCTTGATTAAATTCAAGAGTTAAGCCTTCGAGCGTTTTCTTAGAGTAACCTTCAGATCCAATGCGGTTGAATCGTTCGATCATGATCTCAATAATCATGTAATCAAACTTTTCTGGAACTCCAAAATCTCCAGTATAGGCAGTAAAATGCTGGGTTGTCATTTCTTCGATCAAGCCGAGCATCTTGTCCTGCAAGTCGTCCTCGATATTCAACAGCACTTTTACTTTATCGATGTACGACATAATCAAATCATCCTTTCAATGCTTCGACTAATTCAGCTTTTGCAAGCGTAGAATAGCCTTCAACACCAGTTTCTTTAGCTAAAGATTTCAAATCTTTTAGCGTCATATCTTCCAAAGCGACATCTTCAACCGTTTCTGGTTCGACTGGTGTGCTTTGTTGATAGTGATAACGTAGTAGCATGCTCACGTTGTCACCCCCTTTTTGAAATTACGATTCACCAAATTTAACAACTCGTGATGGATCATAGAGATATGTTCCATAGTGTTTGTCTGCGGTAATGACAGTTGCTTTCTTCAAGATGTCACGGTCAGTTTCAACCATTACATCACGTTTCAATGCGATGACAAATGCACCGTATTTGTTGACATCGTCTGTATCAGTAGCATCAGCAGAGACTTTCACGAGGAAGCCTTTACCTTTTTCAACTTTGTTTGTACGAACGATCTGAACACCAAGAACTTCACCGAATGTTCCGTTCACGATTGTTTCTGCACCGAGTTCTGAACCTTTAGTCCAGTTTTGAGCTGCATCTTTACGAAGAGCAGCAGCGTCTGCAGGGTTGACCAAGGCAACATAAGATGCATCGTCTTCGTCTTCGAAGATATCAAGAGCTTTTTGCAAGTTGTCAACAGTAGTAGCTGTTTCGGCCACTTTTTGGACTGCACCTTTCGCAGCTTCTACAAGGTCGTTGTCGATCTTGTTAGCAAGGGCAAGTGAGGCTTGATATACTGCTTGTCCGATTGGATCGCCAAGGCCTGAAAGAAGGGCTTCGTCTGTGATTTCATACCCTTTAGCAGCCTTTTTGATTGTCATTTCAGACTTTTTGGTAGTCAATTGGTCAAGAGTGATTGCTACACCTTCTGCAACTTCTGCTGCGTCTCCAGCGTATTCCCATTTTGGTACAGTGATCTTGTCGCCCGGTTGTCCAACAAGTGTGTTGTCGACATAAGCGAGCGGGGTAAATTTGATTAGTTTAGGCAATTTAGCTGATACCATGTCAGCCATGACCTCTGGCACTACCATAGTAGCTTTTTGAGTAATTCCTTGTGGCATAAATAATTATCCTTTCAATTGGTTATATAGTTCTGGGTTCGTTTGGAATAATTCGTTCCGGCTTTGATAGCCCATCTTACGGAATTGTTCCTTGGTGATCCCTTGACCAGTTTCTTCTTGCTTGGTTGGTGTCTTACCAACTAGCATCGTTTGTACTTTTGCGTCTGCAAGAGTATTTACAAGACCAATGAGTGACTGTACTGACTGTTGTGTATCTTCTGCATTATTGCGTACAACAAAGTCAAGCACTGT